CTCCCAGACCCTCCGCCTCCCCCTGACTTACCCGATTGTGATTTTTGCCAGGCGAACTTCTTGTTCTCAAGTCCGAACTCCTGGTTCCACTGAGAATCTGTAACCTTGTCTCGTGACTGTCTGTAACGATAATCACTCAGCCATTGACTGTCCGCCTTCTTGTCTCTGATCTGCCTGTATCCGTAGTCTCTGTCAGAAACGTACTTGTCACGGTTGTACGCTCTGTTATCGGACCACTTGCCATAGGCCGCATTGTCAAGAGACTGTAGTTGCGATAGAGCCGCATTGTTCATATCGTACTCACTCTTGTAGCGGTTATAGGCCACATCCATAAGGCCCGGTATCAAGTCCGCTAACTGCTGATTATAGTCATTCTGTGCTTGACTTGCTGCCGATACTGCATAAGAACTCGCTATGCCCCCAGTGTTTGCGGAGAAGTCTGCAAGAGTGTTCTGCCTTGCCCTGTCTCCAAGCCTCTCGTACTTCTTGGCACTGGCCTGAAAAGCCGCATCAGTGTTCGGATCGTAAGTAAACGCTTGCCGATTGACTACCTTATTGGTTAGATCCGCAATCCCTTTGCCGTACTGCGACACATAAGGATTGACTTCCTTAAACTTTGCTATTGCCATTGTTTGATTCCTCCTTCCTGTCTACAGTTATATCAATTAAGCAATCTGTTTTCGCCCACCATTAGCCAATCTTTTCCCAACGGTACAGGACGATGTATGGTTGCAAGTTGTTGTGTGAACCGTCACCACCAACCGCACTGGTGCCGCCGTTCATCGCCGAGCCAGTTATAGTATTTCTTTGAGTTCCGCTCGTCCAGGCCTGTCCTGCTAATTGAACACTGAAATTATGGTTATGAGAAGGCATTTCCGCAACAGTTAACTTGTGGCTCTTTTCTCCACCGGTTTTGCCAACCGCATCAAACAACGGGTCAGAGCCATCAAATCCAACAAGAACTTTTCCGCCTCCGTAAGCCACCCAGCTCCCACCAAACTTAGCAGCAACAGCGGCCGGTGAATTGAATTGTGGGTTGGTTGTTTCAAATACATCCCCAACCTCGAACTTGTTGTGATCCAAATACGTTTTCATTTCCGGGGATGCTATGATTGCAGCAATAGCCGCTTGCATATCTATGGCCGGTCCAGGGTCTCCTTGCGGACCGGTTGGACCTTGCGGGCCAGGATCGCCCTTTGGACCTGGCTCTCCAGTGCCAACCACCAAATTATTCAGATACACTTCCAGCTGTGTCTTTAGAGACAACACTTGCTTCCACCGGAACATCCGGCCTAACCTCAAGTAAAATAGACATTATCTCTCACTCCTTTCTCTGTATTCCCGGACAATAGACTCTACAAGAGAATATCCAATCCCCTCCAGCCTAATCCTGAACTTGTCGCACCGAATCGGTATGAGCGGAATAAATGCAGTCCGCTTGTCATTAGTCTGTAGCTGTGCCACCTGTATCCAGTCCTTTGCATCATGCTTTATGGATACCGTAATCTCTGAATCCGGTTCCATGTTTATCCGCAGCTTTATCTTGGAATAAACCTTTTTCTCCTCCACAAACTCATCAAAGTCTCCCAATTCTGCCATCCAATGTATATCCTTCTCACTCTCCAAGACGGCCTCCGGAGCAAGTGAATAAATCTGTGAATCTTCTTCATTGATGTAGACCAGTTGCCCCTTGATATACGCAAAGTCCAATATCCTTGTATGGTCCTCTTTGTGCCATAACTTCTTCCCAAGATCGAACACATACAAATCACTCACTCCATCAGACTCCATGGAAACGTAATACTTAATGCCGTCCGTTCCGGCTACAGCGTTTCTATACTTCTTCGTGCCAAAGTTCTCCGTAATATGCTCCGGTGTATTCCCCATGTATGCCATGATTCCAAGCCGACTCTTATAAAACACCGTCTCATTGATAACAGCAATAGACTTGTGAGAGCCAGCCTCCAGTGCATGACACTCTACATGGCGGACCTGATATTCTGATGGCCTGGATCCATATACCTTATGGATGCAATCCTCCTTAAAGAACAGCAAGTGATTGGAATAAGCGCAACACCCTGTCCATGCTCCGTCCGTTCCCACGGCAACAGCGAATGAATCATTGGATAGCGCTTGATAGTATTTCCAATTCAGCGGATCGCCTAACTTGCTGGCCCAAATCGTATTCCCCTCACATCCCCAAAGCCGGTTGTTGGACTCCATAACAAACTCCAGGTTCGGACTCGTCCTTGATATAGTCAGTCGCTCCGGAATAACGGTGCTTGCTGCCGTGCCGACAATGCTAAGAAAAGCATCGGAAGCAAAGGACAATCCATCCGAATCTACCGACTTAATTGGTGAAGATACCATTCTCCCCCCAGTGAATCCAGTTATTTCCACCGCATCACCGGCAGAAAACCCACTCAGTGAAGTCAGCGGCAATCCTGGAATGACAATCTTACTCCCGGCATCTGCATTGGTGATAGTAGTAGTCACCCCGGCCGGAATTGTGAACGTAAAGTCAAGCCGTCCAGATCGGTCCGTTTCTGTGTCGTACCAAATCTTATCCGGATATATGACAATCCTTGTGTTGATTGCCACAATCTGCTTCTCTCCAGGTGTCAGCGAAATCCCCGGAATCCTTCTTGGCACTTGCTTACCATTGAGGAGCTGTGTTCCATAGTAAAAATCTGCTCCGGAAACAACGGCCAGTTTTTCTCTTCTTGCCAGCAATTCTCTTGGCTCGCTGTACTCTTGAAGAGACCCCTCAATCGTGTACAGTCCCCTCTTTGCCCTCTGTGATAGGTTCGGGTACTTGTCAGAGGATAGATTGTACATATCCCTCATCTGTCCATCATCTATCACGGGAGCATTGTTATATCCACCGAACTCTATAATTTGCTTCTGTGCTGGTGGCGCCATTACATCAATTTCTGGTAAATAAACCATACTGCACCCCCTACCAATACTTGTGTACTTTCAGAACGTTCCCGGTTCCGCTGGTTCGGTTCATGTACTTCTTGTATTCCAGATACAATGAATTAAACATTTCCATGTTGTTTCTGTAACCCACGGACTCCTCGTTCTGAAAATCGATCTTTGCTGAAACGTAGTATTGATAGCAAGCATCATACGGCTTGACCATCAAGAGAGTTTCGTCTGCATGCTCCGGAAGAGTATAGCTTGTGAAGTCCTCCGGCCTCCGTTTGAAGGCCTCCATCCACACCATGCTCTCCAGCTCGTTTATGAACGACAAGAGAACCTCGTCCCCGTAGCCGTTCGGTTTAACCTGTTTAATGAGGTTAATACTTTCTGATACTTTCATTTCTCTCCTCCTATATCGTGTTGAGCGCTTGCTTGATGGCAGCCAAATCACTTGCCTTTATGGAATCTCCATCATCCTTTACTGGAATACTTGCTTGCAATCCCAGTAATGTAACCACCGCATTGAAGTCATCATTCTCTACAAGAGCGCCAGTATTCACCTTGCCTGGAACCGCTCCAAGCTCCCTCTTGCCTAGCCAGTCCAGGAAGTTGTTCCATTCCTTGGCCGTCAGATTCATTGCGGATCCACTTGACTTTGGAGAGTCCCACTCAAACGATGCCGGTGATACAACAAACTCTAGGCTTGCGGAATATCCAGGATTGGTGACATCCGGATGCACTGCCTTGATGCGGAAGAGTCTGCTCCCCAAAATCCCACCGGATAACGTGAATGTTTTCTGCTGTTCTGATTGATTCAGCGTTCCCAAACTATCCCATGTCGCTCCATTGCTAATCTCTAGTGTTAATGTAGTCCCCTCAACAATACTACTCAAGCTGTACGATACTGTAATATCGCTTGTAAATGGCGCTTGTGTTATCTCGTTAATCTGAGTTGCCGGAAGAGCTGTCCTTGTCTGTGTCATAACCGGTCCGGTTGTAATGGACTCCACAAAAACATCTCCGGAACTCTCCACACGGTAGAGCGCCGACCTGATGTAGTAACCTTGATTGGGCAAGAGTCCGGGAACCATATATGATGTCACTGCATTTCCGGAACCAGGCGAAATCAATCCACTTCTAGCAGTCACCCAATCCCTGGACGATGCTGAATATTGCTCCGCCTTGATATAACTATGCACCACTCTCTTGTATCTCGTAGCATCACGGCTCACTGTGCATAGAATATTACAATAGGTGTCTCCAATCTCTCCAATATCCGCCAGGAACGTTCCTCCGCTTGTCGTTGCAGATGCATTGGTAGAATATAGAAGTAAGTTGGCCAGTGTCGCTATAATCTCCACACGGAAAGTATATCCGGTACCCGATGCCAGTCCCGTCAGTGTAGGCGATCGAGAATAGTAGTTGGTGTTGGCCGCCAATGAGTATGTCCTAAAGAGCGTATACGATGCAGCCCCAGTCTTTTTATAATACATTCTCACCGTTCTAGCATATGGAACGTTGGTATCGAAATTGGTAAACATAAGCTTGATACTATCTTCTCCGCCTGGTGTGGCCTTCAAGGACCCGACCGGATGATACCTTGCGCCTAGCACATGTGTTCCGGATGCTCTGCACTCTCCAGGACCATGGCCAGCCGCATTGATAAATGTCGTACTTGCCGAAATCCCTATTGTCTTAGAGACTGAATCGAACGGGACCTTAACATTGTGCGCACCCATATTCCAGGTTCCTTTGTTATAGGCCCAACCTTGCGTCTTGAAATATCTCATGCCAGCAATAGATATAGCTAGCGTGTCAGACTCTCCGGATGCATCGAAATCCCAGCCAACCTTAAGATAAGCGGCCGCAGTGATGCTCCATTCCCATTTAACATAGTCCGCAACCACATCATATTGGATATAAAAATCGTCATAGGTTGCCCTCTGAGAGACACTCCCCGATATTGTAGCCATGTCCTACCTCCAATCATCCAAATGTAGCAGTAGCGGTGCCGACCCACGAGGATCCATTGTGATACTTGATTGCACTTCCACCGGACGAGCTAGTATCAATCCATAAGACGGATGTATCTGCCGGGGCCGTAGCGCTTGCAATGTACCCAGGGGCATTAATGAGAACGTTTCCAGTCCCCTCTCCCATGTACAATCTGTTCGTATCTGTGCAATATCCAATCTCTCCAAGGGCCAATGCCGGAAGATCCGCCTGTAGTCCGCTTCGTATTCTCAATCCATCTACTGGAGATCCAAATGTTCCGCAGTTAAACGGCCGCAACCGCTGATTAAACTCTGTCTGCGTCACAACCGGTAACGGCTCTCCAAGAACCACCAGCTGTGCCATGTCTGCCCAATTCTGTGCTGCCGTTGCGTACGACTGTGCCAGTTGGACCAGTGCAGTAACCTCCGCAACAATACCGTCCGTTGTCGATACTCTCTGTGTTTCCGCTGCAATTCTGGCCATTTCATTGAGGACTCTCTGTTGCTCTGTAGCCAATACCTCAGAACAGCTTGCAACCAACCCTTGCAGAATAGGCCACTCCTCTCTTGACTGAATCTCTGAGGGGACATCCACTGCATCCAGGCTCTCAGACACGAAATAATTGAATCTAGCCGTGGTGAGTTTCCTTCCAGCAGAATAAATCTCCAGGCTACAGAAGTGCATCCCAGTCAATACGGTTGCTTGTCCCCCGATATTAAACTGAATCCCACCGGTTGCCGGAGAAACAGATTGCAATGACTCGCTTGTATCCGAATCCACCAGTCTTGTTCCGTCCGGCTTGAGAATCGTCAAGACAAAGTTGGTGTATCCGGTAAAGTCAAATGGTTCCGTTCCATCGAATATCTTGAGATTGAACAGGTTGCCATTATCGAACTGGACCACTCCACGAGTGATTGTTGCATTGTTATCCCGGACTGATACTGTGATGTTAAACGCTTTATCGTTCATAGTTCTTCTCCTTAAATATGAAAAGGGCGATGTTTCCACCGCCCCCACGTTGCTTTAACTTATTTCTTAGACTCCGTCAGCTCCTTAATGGCGGATGCTGTCCGTTTGTCCTGTGCCTCAGAATTACGGATCACCTCCAAGAACTTTCTCTTGATTTTAACGGGTTCGCCCCTCTTGATGATGCAGTTTTCTCCGTTTACTGAGACAAACAAATCGTCCTGGTACTTGTCTGCATCCTGGAAGAGTTCAATCTCAACGTACTCCTCCATCGGGTCAACCTTTGCTTTAGTCTCTGCCATAACTTACCCCCTTACGCTTTGGCTGCGGACTCAATTCTCACCATAAAGGCTTCCACGAGTCTTTCCGCCGTCTTGATGGCCTTCCAGCCTACAGTAGCTCTCTGCTTTAATGGATCGGCCGCACCAGCAGAACCAAGCTGCTGAACAATGTGTTCCAATCCACCGCCTTCAACTTCTGTGGTGCCGTATGCGTTGGCGCCAAGTATCAACGTTGAATAAACGTCGATTCCAGCCGCACCAGCTCCGGTAAACACCTTCGCTTCGGTAGTCTCTACAAAGCGAACGCTACCGATTTTTCCGATCTCTCCGTTAAAGAGTTGTGTGGAACCAGCATACTTGGATGCATCAATCCACTCCGGATCTCTCATAAGAGTGAAGTCAATATCGGGACAAATCAGTCCGATGTAATTGCCTTCAATCTTCTTAGCATTGGCATTTTTTAGAGTTTTAACAGCTCTGTAAATGTCCTCTACTGTAATTACATCCGTAGCCGTTACATCCACTCTAGAAGTTTTTCCACCAGCATACTGCACGTTTGTACCTCCGGAAAGAACTTCTCTTGTCACAGAATCCAAAGTCTCTCCAGCCTGGTTGCCCAACAGCTCCGTAGCCTCTACCATGTTGTTGTCAATGGCTGTCAGCATAAGCACATCAGATAGCTCTACATAGTCACCGTACTGAGCCACGGTAGCAGTCAGTGTGGTAACATTCAGCCTTCTTCCGTCTGGAGTCACACCCTCTGTTAAGGGAGTAGTAGCCTTCGGGAACGGGCTGTACTTTCTGAACTCGATTGTCTTACCCCCAGCCTTAGGGATGGGATGCTTCTGCCCAAACTGGTCATGAACCAGGTTGGGAACAGCGTTATCTATCAGATACTTGCTGTAATAGGTTTTCATTTCCGGAGAAAGGTCTGTCCCCACTCCGGTCTGAGTGGTCACGTTGGTGTTGTTAAACCACTGCAAATCCAATAATCTCTTTTCCATTTCTCTAATCTCCTTTATCTTCCGGTCAGAAGGAGATTACCTCTCCTTTTTTTACCCTCTTGGCAATTTCTGCCCGGTCTTTAGCAGTCAACTTGTTTACATCCGTTTTGCGGATAACTCCGGGTTGCTGGACTAAGCCGTTCTCTGCCGGTCTGTTCCCTCTTGCCCGGATGGTATCAACAGTGTTCTTTCGCACTGCCTCAGCCACAGTAGATGCAGTCCTCTTTTGGATGTCATGGAGATGCGTTGCCTCATATGCAGTTCGGATGTCCATTTCAGGATCGTTCATGAGCCGTAGAAACTTCTCGTTGTTTTCACACTCGTACTCCAGGTCAAAGTCCGGATAATCTTCCTTCATGTCCTCTGCTTGCTGGAGCCAAGATTCATACAGCTTCTGTGATTCTTCCTGGCGGATCCTTGCTTGCTCTGCCTCTTCGTGCTTTGCAAGTTTTTGCTGTGTCTCCTGGTACTGCATATACTGGTCAACGGTCATGCCCATTTCCTCTGCGGCCTTCTCAAACATACCGTTATCCTTGAAGATAGATTCCCTCAGCTTGTCCAGGTTGCCATCCTCAATGCCATAGAGCTGTAACAATGGTTCGATGACTGTATTGGCCATCTCAATGTCACTCTGTAGCTGGTTGACTCCCTTGAATCGCTTGTCCAGTGTAGACTTCACTCTCTCGTCATAAAGGTCTTTGTACTCACCTTTAATCATCTCTTCAAACAAAGCCTTCCTGTCAGGTCCATCTCCTTCCCCGGTAGCGACTCCGGATTGATCCGTTTCAGCCGGTGCGGTCTCTACAGAATCATCTGCCTGTTTGCCGTACACCACCTTCTTCGGTTCACTGCTATCGGAACTGGCGAGGTTCCCACTATCAGCCGTTGCTCCACCTTCTCCGCCGCCGGATGCTCCATCGAACAGATGAAGGTCAAGACTTCTTTTTGTTTCAATCATTTTGAAACCCCCTTTTGAATCTGTAGTCTTTCCTACGAGTCTTTATGATTGCATTGAACCATATTCGTTTTTTTATCTCGCCCCCGACTCAATAATATTTTTTATTTGCACATTGTCCGGGTAGTTTTCCGCAACAAGATCCAATCCATTAAGAGTGAAATCAATCACCGTCTGGCACTGAATATTGTCTGCCGGGTACTGATACTCCAGCTCTACATCACCTGGAAGGCTTACCGCCGCTCCGTCAAAGTTATCCATGCGGTCCAGGATGTCCATGAGATTGAAAAACAATACGCTTACACTGCTGCATACTATGTCTTTGCCGCTATCGTCATAGTCTGCATGGCCCTTCATACTCATCTTGACGGTCTGAACGTGTCCTTCCCGGTATGTTTCGTAAATTATCTCAATCATTTAGGCTCCGTCACTTTCCCGGCTCGGCTTCTGGACTGGTTGGCCAGTGTTGCCGCTCTCCCTATTCTTGGTGGTTGCGGTTTACCTGGATCGGGAGGATGTTCGGGATTGCCTAGCATACCACTCTCCATAGCGGCTCCGGTCAAGTTAGTGCCGTTCTGCAAATCTACAACACCGGCAAGTTGCCCTAATTGCTGTTGAGCAATCTGTAACTGCTGCATCATCTGCTGATTCTCTCCAATCTTCTTGATGAGAAGGTCTTTTCCCTCAAACTCCATCATCTCCAGGACCATGAGAGCCTGTTCTGCCATTTCCGGAGCAAATAGTTTCATGGCAAACAACTCCTTGGCCAGTTCGTTCTGCGCCATCCGATTAAACGGCGATTGCTTCTGCGCCACGACCTTAATATCAAATATAGGCTTGCGGAAACCACTCTCTCCAACCACCTCATCAGATACTTCTTGCTCTCTTATCTGCCGGTTGTCGTACTCTACAAAGTCTTGCATCCCGTCCTCTCCCACAACACGGAAGAACCTGGTCTCCTCATAGAATTGCCGGATAAGTTCTAGGACAAAATAATTAACTTGTTCGTATGCAAGGTAAGAAGTTCCAATCATATCTCTTGAAAGCTTGCTGCCAGCCTCTTGAAGAGCCGCTATTGCGCTTGCAGCTGTTACTCCGGCACTAGTAGAACCTTGCGAGAAGTCCCTGTTGCCGGAAGTCTCTTTAAGCTCCTCAACCTTAAACTGCATAAAGTTAACGATAAATGCCGGAAGCGGGGAGACTTGATACTCTCGGATATATTCCTCATTGATAGCCTCCGCTTCTATGAAGTCTTTGCTCCAATCAGCAAACTGCTCCATGTTGATACCAGCTTGATTTTTTACAAAGAAACGTTTCCGCCCGGCCATCATTGCGTTCTTGGATATAATTTGATTCATTTTGTCGATGTACATCTGCGGATCCTTCATGACATCAATGTAGCCAAATCCACAAGGAGATCCTTCCACCGGGAAGAGAGTGTCAAAGACGAATGGATACATCCCATGGTCATAGAAGCCTGTATCTACATAAGCCGGATCGTTTTCGGATGCATAGATAACCTGGTCTCCCACAAACTTGCAGTAATGCAGCACATCCCGTCCGTCCTCAGTCTTGGCCTTGTAGTACCAGTCAAACACAGCAGTCTTGTCCTGGTTATCTATCTGATCTTCCGTAACATACTCCGCAATCTTATCTACATCAGAACCGCCTTTGCCCTCAAGGAAGGGATAGAGTTTCTCAAGGGATTCTGTGTCCTCAAGATTTATGGTAAATATGCTGGCAGAGTCTTGCACATCCTTAACTCCCGGTTGCCAGAATATATTGAGGATGTCTACCGGCTTAACATCCACATCACCGACCCCGTTATCAATCGTTGCGTTCCAATAGACGCCATATATGCAAGTGCCGTGCTTGAGCTTGTACCACCAGTTATCTGAGTAGATCTTGCGGAAACGGTTGCGCTCCATCAGCACAGGTATGATCTCAGACAGCAAGTCCGCATCCTCCACATCGCCGGACTCTCTTGGCAGTATGTTAGCCGTGGGGAAGTTATCCATTGCATCAGCATGCTTGTTGGCCAATGAATTGAACAGCCACGCACTTACCGGCCGGGGATCGTCCGCATTGTTATCTTTGGATCCAACTACATCCCAATGCCTCAGCTTCCACCACTTCTCATTCTCCACAATCCGCCTCTCCAGCGCTTGCTTCCCTTGCTGATACTTGGTAAAGGTCTCATATGCCTTAGCCACCTCATCCTCACCAATCGGGCCGGTCCTTCCCACGTTATCCACCTTGCCGGACTTTGCCGTGATGCCCTTCTTGGTACTCTCCAGGGCCTTAGACTCAATCCGGGTAGGATCTTGCTCTGCAACACTGGGAGCCATTGCCTTCTTTTCATCTTCCTTCTGCTTTTTTACAGCCATCTTTCCTCTCTCCTTACACCCTTATAAAGTTATATCGATCGTACTGCACTTCTTGTGCATCCTTATACAAGTTCAATGGATCCTCTCCAGGCGGTGTCCTTCTAATGTCCTTGTTGATTCTTGGAGCAATCGGGTTTTCCATCATCACATATCTCCACTCGTCATAGTTATGGTCCTCTCCGTCAGTGTCTACATCCTCAATTTTTGTCTCGCTGTACACCAGGGACGGAATGCACCGGATGAAGTCTTTGCAAGTGTTAAACGTGTAAAACATCGGCTTGCCATCTGCATCAAAGGATAGTCTGTAGTGACACTGCATCTTTCCGGGCAGTCTCTTGTTATCTCCCTTGTCAAAGTAGACTCTGTAAGGCCGTCTCTCCATCATGGCAGCGATACTCTCACCTTTGCTCTCTTCCCAGATAGATGGATCCGCAATGCCATAGATTGTCTTGCCTTTGAGGTTCGGGTCGCTCTCTTCCACCTCTTTGATGCCTTCCGCAATCTCCTGGACCGTCCACTTGACACCAACGTTGTTCTGAGACTTGCAGCCATACAAATCCTTGATGCGATATATACGGCCCTCTGTATCTACTGCGGACCATCCCACGGAAAACGGCTTGGCATATCCAAAGTCAAACCCTCTGTATATCTTCCAGTGTTCCGGTATCATGAATGGATTGATAACATGAGTCCACTTCCTGTCATCGTAGTGTGCTGGATCGTTGCGCCACTCTGTAAAGACTTGTCCGCTGAAGCTGTCCCAATCCCCGTAAAGCAAGGCATTTACTTCCGCTTCCGGCATACTCGACAAAGCGGCCAGGTAGTTCGGATCGTTTTCCAGCAGTATCCGATTATCAAATACGGTTGCCGGCACAAATATCCGCTTCCGCTTTAGAGAGATCACCTCACCGTCTGGACTCGTCACAGACAGATCCGTCTCAATCGGTGTCATAGGTGGCGCCGGACTGATAAACCTGGACTTCACCCAGCCGTGACCGATACCACCAGGGTTGGCGGTCGCTCTCATGTAGACTCTTGTACCTGGTCCAGTTGGACGGTTACGGGACATCAGATAGGTGTACTGTGTCTCCGTAAAGTGAGTTAACTCATCAAAGGCGATAAAGTCATATGGCTTACCTTGCCAGTTCCACCGGTCCTTCTCATGCTGCATATATCCAAAAAATATCTTTGCTCCGGAAGGAAAGGTCCACCTGGATTGACTGTAGTTATAGATTGCTCCGGGTATCGCTCTCTTGTAGATCTCGATGGACCGGGCAATCAGTGCCTCCAACTGAGGGTAGGTCCGCCTAAATATCAGTCCTCTGTAATGCGGTATACCTATTTGTCTGAGGGCCTCTACAAGCAGTGCATCACTCTTGCCTCCTCCAGCAGCGCCGTTAACCGCCGTAGAGGACTTCCCATTCGGGCCGGCTCATGAAAACAGCCTGTTGCGGCTGTGGCTTCCATATTGCACTCTCTGTAGGCATAGCATCACCTCCTGTCTGCATACTCAAACCTATATCCATTAGCTTGACTTCTTTCTCCACGGATGACAGCGTTTATATGTTTTGTGTTAAGCTCCCTCTCCGCATCAGAAATGCTATTGAAGCTTTTTCTTTCTCCGGTAACTGTATCTATAGCAGTAACCGAGCGCTTTCTCTTCTCATTACTTTTCTTGGATGCCTCAAACACATTTGTCCAAAGTCCAGTCTCCATAGCATGACGGCAGTTCTCCGCATTATCCACCCATTCCAGGTTGCTCACATGGTTGTTTATCTTATCTCCATCCATATGGTTCACCTGAGGCTTACCTTCCACATTTGGAATAAAAGCAGAGGCAACAAGCCTATGAATCTTATATGACCGCTTATCCCCATCTATGCTAATTCGGATCCGCTTGTATCCCTTACTGTCAACTTGTGTTTTAAGTAAGGTTGTCCGGACTCCACCCTTAGTAGCAATTAAGCTCCGGATGTTTCCATGACTACTTATCTGATACTTCCCCTTACATAAGGGTATGTTTTTCCACATTTCACTCATCGCTATCCACCTTAACCGCCGGGAGTATAACCACCCCAACCTCTCGATCATCCACTTCCTTGGTGACCTTTTCTTTATCAATGGCCAGCTTCTCGTCTGTCTGCCGGATCCGCTCACGATCCATCTTGTCTACAACAATCGTTCCGCCAAGAATATCCCTCTTGGTCTTAGTGATAGAGTTGATGGATGCAGTCAAGTCTCTCAGTGCCTTGGTGTCCAGCTTCAAAAAAACACGCTCAGTCTGCTCCGATATACCGTCTCCGCAACCCTCAACCGCAACGTGCCGGAAGAGTTGCTCCGGATCTTCAAGAGCCGCCTCAACAATGCCGGTTAATTTGTCTATTACTTCAAACTCTTTGGCCAAAGCGGTTGCTTGCCGGTCACCAACTTTTTGTACTGATTTTTCAACAGTCTTTTCCTTGTGCTTCTTCCTCAAAGCAGTCCACTTCTCTTTCCCTCCAAGTTGAGTAAGCTGCGAGCAGTTGACACCGTGCTTTTCCGCTAAGTCCCGGTAAGATATGGTTGTTGTGATGTATTCAGTTTTAATCTTTTCCCAATCAGCCATAATTCCCTTTCCACCTTTCTCATAACGTATATTTTTTCTAAAAAAAAATCGCCCTCGAGAGGCTATGTATAAATTATGAGTACAAAAATACTTAGATTAAGTATCTTTCATGAATTGAGTATTTTAATACTTGCCCTAACCGGGGAGACTAGTCCCCGGTTTTTTCTTTGGTCTCTACAACAAACACTCCTGGCTTATCCTCGTCAATCTTGCACCTGGACTCATGGCGCAAAGCAAACTCCCTCACATCATCCAGGTTGTACTCTTGTTGGTTGTTTAAGCTGCATAGATACCCAGCAAACATTTCCAAGGACTTAACTTTCTGATCCATAACGAACAGCCGTTGATCCCTGCTCTTCACCCTGGTCTCAAGCGACTTCGCCAGGTGGATAGCGGACTTCTCGTTTCTGCTGGACTCTTCAAGCTCCTTCCTAAGCCGCCGAATCTCATATTTCTGCTTGTGATTATAGTGCTTTAATTTTTCTACTTGTTTCTGCGACTCGCTCATCTCCTCAATCCTTTCATACAGCTCCTCAAGATCCACAGTATACGGACACTCCCTCCAAGACTCACAGCAGTATTGCCTTGAGTGAGATTCCTTGACTGCCTTACTGCTGTATACCCTCATGGTATCCTCACAGGTGATAGTTGTGTCCTTTTCATTTATGTAGTATGGACAAACAACTATTTTACCTAGATTGCTCATCGCTCTCGTCCTCTCTCAGAACATAAGTTAAATAATTCCAGTCCACCATAACCCAGTCCTCATTTTCAAATACGACCAATATAGCATTGTCACTTGTCTGCTTGATGTCAACAACCACAGTGCCATCTCCATATATATAGCGTTCATCCGATCCTTCGGTTTTAACATAGTGAGGTTTCCCTATCTCATATACTTCTATAAAATAAGGCAGCGTCTTTCTGATTTTTACAATATTCATTTCCCACCTCTCAATTTCCAATTAGCCTCCACCGATTCCACAGCACTACGAGGCTCTTCAATATACGAATCGCAAGTCCCGGAGTTGTTTTGCCTAAACTCCGCCATCGACACAAACTTAAGCTTTTTAATTGTATCGCTGGCACGACTCCTTAATGGTGCATGACTCATTCACGCAAAACGTAATATCATAGTTCATAACAACCTTCCAATCACTTCCCCACCAAATATCCCCGGTCCAATCAAATAACCCTGGTCCCACCCAAACACGCAATATCCATCCCTCAGGCCGTACTCATAGCAATCCCTCAAAACGTACTTGATAACAACCTTCACAGCCTTCCCTGTAAAATCATCGTCCGGTATCCACTCACACAAGAACACTGTATCTCCCACTTCAAAACCCCTATCATCTTTTCTGATCTCAAATCGCTTTGTTCCATCCGCCACAAC